GAGGGCCTCGCGATCCTGCATTGGGCTCTCGACACGCGCGGAGGCGTCCGGTGACCGCGCGGCAAGTCCTCGAGCACACGGCCGACATCGTCGACCAACGACGGAAGGCGTACGGGCCGCCCGACGCGATCATGGCCGCGATTGCCGCCCGCTGGTCGCTGACCCTCGGCCGCCCGGTCACGCCGGCGCAGGTCACGCTCTGCATGATCGACCTGAAGCTGGCCCGGCTCGTCCACGACCCTGCCTACCGCGACGGCGTTGTCGACGTGATCGGCTATGCGGCGCTGCTGCCGGAGGTGATTGAATGAAGGCGATGCGTTTCCACCCGCCCGGCTTCGGCGGCGACCGGCGGAGCGTTGAGGAGGTGAAGCGCGACGGCTGGCACGAACAGGGCGTGCTCGCCGTCGCCCTCGACGACGACCGGCTGACCTGGCCCGAGCGCGAGCTGGTCCGCCAGCTCGGCGACAAGCTCTACGGCAGGCGTGCCGAGGCGGGCGAGGCGCAGCATGGCTGACTGGACACGCGAGAGGGTCGAGGAACGCCTCTCCGAGGCGTCGGCGGTTCTCGCCAGGCTACCGGGGCCGCAGCGGCGCGGATACTTCACCACCTGGCCCGACGTCGTGCTCACCGCCCGCGAGATCGCCGACCAGGCGCCGCGGCCGATGAAGGTGTTGCCCTCGCCGCAGGCGATCAGCCGCATGGAGGAGACGATCACCTGGAACCGGTTCCTGTCCCGGTTCCACGCGAACCTCGTCTGGGCCCGCGCCGACGGCATGCCGTGGAAGCACGTCTGCCACCGCTTCGGCGTCACCCGGGCGACTGCGGTCCGTCACTGGGAGTACGCCCTCTGCGTCATCACCTGGCAGCTGAACGGCCGGGAGGTGAACCGCAAGCGCGGCATGGACTACACGATCGAGCGGACGCGGAAGCTCCGGTGGGCAAAGCCCACGGCCGGGGGAGGAAGCGAGGTCGCGTGACGGCCGGCCCGGCGCGCCCGATCGCGAGCGTGCCGGAGCCGACGCGTCGCGCTGCCTGCGGGACGATCAGTCCTCCCCGGCCGGAGCCGGGTTGCGGTACCGCCACTCCTTCGCGCCGTGCCGTCCCTTCGCCTTGCGCGTCTGGTATCGCTCCCAGCCCCTCGCCTTGAGGTAGGCGCCGGCGCGCATCTGGTCCGCGCGGGTCCACCGCCCCGGTTCGAGGCCGATGCACTGACCGAGGATCTCGCCGACCGACACGTCGGTGAGCGGCGCCGCCCGCTCCACGCTCTCGGTGCGGGGCGGGTCGTAGGGCGAGGAGCCGGCGACCGTCCGCACCTCATGGGTGATCCAGCGCCCGATCAGCGCGTCCCAGGCGTCGACCTGGTAGCGCTTGTCCTGCTCCCGCGCGGCGGCCTCGGTCAGCTCGGGGGTGTCGAGCCACCAGATCGCACCGGCGCGGAAGCGGGCGACGGCCTCGGCCCAGAGCTGGTCGCGGTCGCGGGCGAGCGCCGCGGTGTCGATGCTGCCGCAGCGGATCGGCCAGAAGCGGCGGGCTCCGGTCTCGTCGCGGAGATAGGCGTCCGGGTTCACCGTGCCGGCGAAGACGCAGCTCCGCGGCACCTCGATGGTGTAGCGGCCATAGGGCGGGCGGAAGCGGTCGGTGGTGCGGGTGAGGAACGCCTTGATCTGTGAGACCTCGGCCTTGCCGAGAGCGTCGAGCTCGGCGATCTCGATGATCCAGACGCCCTGCATGTGCATGGCGGCATCCTTCGAGCCGAGGTCGGGCAGCTCGTCGGTGAACCACTCCTCGCCGGCGAGGATCTTCAGCGCCGTGGACTTGCCGGCGCCCTGCGGGCCTTCGAGCACCAGCATGTGGTCGGCCTTCACTCCAGGCCGGAAGATGCGTGCGACCGCCGAGATCAGCCAGAGCGCGCCGGCCGATCGGTTGAACGCGGTGTCCTCGGCGCCGAGGTAGCGCGGGACCCAGGTCTCGATACGCGGCACGCCGTCCCAGGCCAGCGCGCCGAGATGGTCGCGGACCGGGTGCACCATGGTCTCGCGCGCCACGGCGAGGACGCTGCGGCTCACAGTCATCGGGGTCACGTTCAGCTCCCGGTGCTGCAGCCAGGCGGCCGCGCGCACGTCGTCGGCGTCGGTCCAGGAGCGGGGGAAGCGCTCGCCCGCCGGGGACGAGGGCAGCGGTCGGGTGACGAGCACCTCCTTGCGGAAGTCGTCGAAGACGATGGCGCCGGCGAATGCCTCGTCGCAGCTGAGCGCGGTGATGACGTTGGCCTCGTTGCGCTCCGGCTGGCCGGCGAGGTCGAGGCGCAGCTGGTGTGACCAGGCCGGACGGGCGGCCCGGTGCGACAGGCCGCCGGTCGCGTTCAGCCGCCGGCGCAGTTCGCCGAGCTGCCGCTCGAGCACCGACATGGCGATGCCGGTCCGGCTCTTCAGCCGCGCCAGCACCTGCCGCTCCGGCAACGGGTCGAGCCTGGCCAGGACGAGACGCCCGAGCAGCGTGCCAAGCGCAGTCACGTCGGGCGGGTTGGTCAGCGCCTCGGCCGCGGCTTCGAGCTCGGCGCCGAGCGTGCCGGCGCCGGGCTCGCTCGCGACGGTCGCCGGCGTCGCCTGGGCGTCGATCACGTCCGGCGCGCGTCCATAGTCCGCCGCCGCCGCGCCGCGCCGCAGGTCGTCGTTGAAGTCGTCGCCGTGCAGTGGTGCCACGGTCTCGTGCGGGATTCCGGCGGCGGCGAGGCGCTCGGCGAGCCGCACGCCGGCGGCGCGCCCGGCTTCGCCTGCGTCGGCAAAGACCGTGACCCGCCGCACTTCGGCCGGCCACTGCCAACGGGCAAGGTTGTCGGCCGATAGGGCCGACCAAGTCGGCACGCCGAAGATCGCCTGCGCCGCGAGCGCGGTTTCGATCCCCTCGGCAATGCCGAGATGCCCGTCGTCGCTCATCGGCAAGAGGCGCACGGAACCGTCGGCGATCGAGCCGAGCATCTTCTTGCCCGCGGGCGCCTTGTCCGAGCCGTCCTCGAGCAGGAAGGTCCGGTGGATGCCACCGACAGCGGCGGCGTCGACGCGCCGCGGAATGGCGACCATGCCCGGCCAGCCGCGGCCGCCGTCGTAGTCGGTTAGGTCGGGATGGTAGAGGAGGTCCGACGCGCCAGGGTCCGCCAGCCCGCGGGCGTGCAGATAGGTCTCGGCCGGGGTGCCTGCGAGCGGCCGGCAGCCTTCGAGGATGCGGCGGACTTCGAGCGTGTGGTCTGGCTTTGGCCGTGGCGCTGGCAGGGGCCGGTCCATGCGCGCGAGCCGCGCCGCTTCCTCGAAGAGCGCACCGTCGCTGAGCCCGGTGGCGTGGTAGATCAGGTCGACCGGACCGGCCCGTTCCCCGGTCGCGAAGTCGAAGCCCCAGCCGGCGTAGGGCCCGTCGAGATGCAGGACGCAGGAGCCTTCCTTCCGCGGCGGCCGGCCGGAGAGATCGGCGCAGCGCAACGTCCGCCGGTCGGGCGCAAGCCGCGCCTGCGGGAACAGCTCCGGCAGCCAGCCGGCTGCAGTCGCCGCGAGCTGCGCCTTCACGGCGGCGAGGTCGACGCGGGCCGGCGGCGACCAGACGTCGTTGAGATCGATCATCGCGACCCGGCCTCAGGCGAGGATGACGAGGCCGCGCTCGGCGCGGGTGATCGCGGTGTAGAGCCACCGCCGCCGATCGAGCTCGCTCTTGCCAAGACCGTCGTCCCAGACGATGACGTTCTCCCATTGCGACCCTTGCGCCTTATGGGCGGTGATCGCCCAGCCGAAGGTCGCCTCGGTCAGCTTCCGCTTCTCGCGCCAGTCCCGGTCGTGCCGCTCGCGGTCGAAGTCGAGATGATCCTCGAAGTGCCCCTTGTAGAGGCGGAGCCGCCCCGGAGCGCCGCTGCTGTCGGCTGGCGTGACCGGCTTTCCGTCCTCGCCGCGCACCACCGCAGAGAAGTAGAGGCTGCCCTCGTCGACCACGTCCTCCAGGGTGACGAACATGCCGTTGATCAACCCGATGTCGTTCTGGTTCTTCAAGCAGATGATCTTCTCGCCGGACCCGGACGGCAGCACACCGCCGAAGCCCGCTGCCGCGCGCATCGCGTTGTTGAGCTGCAGCCGGGTCGCGTTCATGCCGCAGATCAGCTGGCCCGAACGCAGCGCCTGGGCCGGGGTGATGTCGCCCTTGCGCATCTTCGCCACGCACTGGTCGTAGACCCCGAAGCCGATCGGCTCGCCCTGCCGCGCCATGGTGGCGAGGCGGATGATGGCGCTCTCCGCCGCCTGGCGGTGGATCTCGGTCAGCATCACGTCGGGGGCGTCGCGGGTGAAGGCGCCTTCGCCCTTGATCGGCGGCAGCTGGCCGGGGTCGCCGAGGACGAGGATCGGCTTGCCGAAGCTCATCAGGTCGCGCGCCATCTCCTCGCCGACCATCGACACCTCGTCGAGGACGATGAGCTTGGCATCCGCCGCGTCGCTCTGCGGGTTGAGCGCGAACCGCGGCTTCTTCATCTGGGCCAGCGCTTGCCGCATCGCCTCGATCCCGGCTTCGGCCGCGGTGCGGTCGAAGCCCGTCAAGGTGCGGATGCCTGTCTCGGCCTCGCGCACCTTCTTGGCGGCGGCCTCGACCTCCGCCTCGGTGGCCTCGAGCACACTATATATAAGCGAGTGGATGGTGCGGGCCCGGGTGCCCTTGCCGCGCAGCACGTGCGCCGCCTTGCCGGTGAAGGTGGCGGTGACAACTCCGGGCACGCAGCCACCGTCACGCTCGCTTTGGTGCGGCGATAGGCCTAGCTCTTCAAGGGCGAAGCGGAGGACGGTACTCTTTCCGGAACCGGCATAGCCGAACATCCGGCATACCTGCTGCTCCGCAGTGCGGTTCTCGAACCAGTCCCTGATCTCGCGGATCGCCGCGGCCTGGGCAGGGGACGGGGTGAAGTCGGTCATGCTGCCCGCGCTCCCACGAGGTAGTCCTTCACCACGCCGCCACGGGCGGGGTCGCCGACCTCGCAGGCCTGCACGAAGACCCGCCGCCCATCGGCGAGCTGGCGCCAGTGGCCGCGGCGGATGTGCCAGCGAGGGCTGGCGTGGGTGCCGCCCAACGGCTCGGAGGCGCGGACCAGCCGCTCGGGTACGATGTCGACCTGATGCCAGGTCCAGCCGCGGATGCCGGCGCTGGCGAACTTCGGCCGGTGCACCCGGGAGATCGTCTGCTCGCGCGTCGTGCCTGCATCGGCGAGGATCGCCAGCGACCGCCACACCATGCCGGTCAGGCAATGGGCATAGGGGTGATCGTCGTGCATCGGGTCCCCCAGCGGGTTGCCGACGACCTCGGCCCAGCCGTCGGAATTGAACTGCGCATGGGCGAGGACGTCGGTCCACTGCCGGGACGCCCGCATTCGAGCGAGCAACAGGGCCTCCACACCGGTCCCGGTCTCATAGGCGAAGGCGACGAGGGCGCGCCGATCCTCGCCGCGATCCCGCACCTCGAAGGTCACGCGGCGGTGCGGCAGTCGGACCGGCTCGGCCGAGAGGCGGCGGCCGGCAAACTCCACCTCGTCCGCGTCGAAGGCTTCCTGGTCGGCGAAGTGGTAGACCGGCGCCCCGATCAGCGCGCGCAGCTCCTCGCCGCACCAGAACCGCCGCCAATGCCGCGCGACGACCCGCTTCAGGTCGTAGGCGTCGGGGATCATGCCGCGGCTCCCCAGCAGCGATCCTGCCAGGCGCAGGCCCCGTGCCAGTGGCCGCCGGATCGTCCGCCGCGGCAGAAGACCGAGGTGCGCTCGTGCGCCACCCGCGACAGCAACTCCTCCGCTGCGCTCGCGCGGACCACTTCCACGGCACGGTCGCTCATCGACTGGGCGAGACTCGGGTCGAACGGCACGAGCTCGCTGTAGAGCTCCATGGTGTCGCGGTTGAGGGCGGTGAAGAGCGCCGGGTTCGGCAGCTCGAGATAGGCCTGATAGAGCGCGATCTGCGCGGCGTAGACCGGTTTCGACAGCACGAGCCCGCGCTTCACCACGTCCTTCCACGACGCGGCGCCGAGCGCCTTGTTCTCCCAGAGCGCCGGGTAGCGGAGCGGGACCGGACCGGCGACGAGGCAGCCGTCGATGTGGCCCTTGAACCGGCCGTCGAGCGCCGAGAAGCCGAACTGCCGTCCGTCGGTCCGCTCGGTCCGGAGGTCGAAGCCCCCGAGCCGCAGCCATCCGGCGACGATGTCCTCGCCGCGGTGCCCGGCCTCGAAGATGCGCAAGGTCCGCGGCTCGAAGTCGCGGCCTTCGTCCTTCGGCACCGCGAGATAGTCGTACTGGATCTGGCGCAGGCAGGCCCGCCCAAGGCCGGAGGTGCTGACATAGGTGCGGGGAACCTGAGCGTCGTTGCGGGCGACGAGCCCCCGGTCGATCGCCGCGGCGATCAGCGCCGTGGTGTCGGGGAGCGCCAGCGGAGCGCCGTACTGGCAGCCGGACGCATGGTTTAGATCAATCATCGGTGTCGGACCTAAAATGGCAGGGGGTCGTCGTAGGTCGTGCCCGTGCGCTCTCGCTGGGCCGCCTGGCGCTGCATGCTCTCGACGTAGCCGGTGACCGCGGCTTCGATCAGCTGGTCGATCTCCGTAGCGGTGCGGTCGAAGAAGGGCGCCATCAGCCCGAGAGCGGTGAGGGCTTCGGCGAAGTTGGGACGGGCGTCCTTCAGCGCCTGGGTTTCGCGGGCGGTCTTGTCGATCATGGCGTCGGTCCTCGTGGCGAGCGCCGCGCCGATGTCTTGGCAGCGTCGCGAGCAGAAGCGGTGGTAGGGGAAGTCCGCGTGGCGGAGGCCGCGGCAGAAGCCGAAGCCCCGCGCCTCGCGGAGGCAGATTGCGCAGAGGGCTATCCCAGCAAGAGCCGGGTGAGGTCCCCGCTCGCCTCGGGCTGGTCGCGGATGCGCTCCGAGCCCAGCACCACGAAGCGGCAGATCGCCGCGCTCGCCATCGCCTCGAGGTCCGCGAGGGTGAGCGACGACACCGGGGCGCCGAGCCTTCCGCGGCCTTCGAGCCATCTGCCGATCTCCTTCGCCGCTTCGCGCGTGACGTGCGCCTGCCACTTGTCCGGGGTCACCGTCCGCTCAGCCGTTGAGCCAGGCCGGCGTCGCCGCGGACGCTGCCGTCGCGGGCGTGGCGGCGGGCGCGGGAGCTGCAGCAGGGGCGGGCGATGCCTGCGCGGCCCAGGGTGTCGCGGCGGCAGCCGGCGCGGGCGTCGTCCAGGCGGGAGCCGTGGGCGCAGTCTCGACCTTCCGCGGCTTGGCGTTGACCGGATCGGGCGGGACGATCTCGCCGCGCAGCACCGCGGCGTGCTGCGGCTCGTCCGGCGTCACCACGTTGGCGAGCTTGTTGGCGTCCTTGTAGTTGGGGTTCGACGCCGGCTCGACCATGATGCGGGCGACAAAGACGATGCCGTCGAGCTGCCGCAGGCCGTGGATGACCCGCTTCGCCTTCGCGGCTGCGCTGTCGTCCTTCGGATCGAGGCCGAGCGCGCTGTCGATCATCGCCCGGAACGCGCTCTTGGCAATGTTCCAGCCCTTCGACTGGCCCTTCTCGTCGACCTTGCCGCCGGAGACGGTGAAGGTCTGCCAGAACTTCCGCCGAGCGAACGGGCCCTCGACCACGGTGAATTCGCAGTCGAGGAGCTTGGCGTCGCTGTGTCCCGAGGCTTTGAGCACGCCGGCGTCCGCGGGCGTGGCGCCGTTGAGCCCGCCGGGACGGATGGTGAGCGCGACGCGGGCGAAGGTGCCGTCGGGGATGAGCTCGCCCACCGGCATCATCTGCGGCTGGGCATCGTTGAGGTCGTACATCGTGAGTTCCTGTTGCTCGGGGTCAGAGGACGGGCGCGGCGGCGGCCGCATTGATCTTGGCGAGGAGCTGGCCGAGGTCGGGCGGCTCGGTCATGTCGAGGCGCCCGGAGCGGTCCTTGGCCGGCAGGCCGAAGGGATTGCCCGCCCGGCAGACGAGGCGCCGCTCGGCCGACTTGTCGTCGAGGACGTAGCCGCCGTCCTTGTCGCGGCCGAAGAGGTGCATCGACAGCACCTGGTCCACGATGCCGGGGAGCTCGCGGCCGGCCTTCGAGCCCTCCATCTGCGGCTGCCAGGTGACGGTGTTGAACTCGTCGGTCACTTTCTCGAGCACCCCGACGAAGATCACCGTCTTGCCGGGCGCGTGCTGCAGATGCTTCAACGCCTGGATCACCTCGCGGCCGAGCAGACCGTATGCGCCGCGCACGTCGGGCTTGCCGCTGCGCTCCGAGATCGCCTCCGGCTGCTGCTTGGCGTAGAGCATCGCCTGGCGTGTCAGGTCGGTGATCGAGTCGACGAAGACGATCGACTTCGTGGCGAGGAACGCCTCGAGCCCGCTGTCGCGGGTCGTCGCCCGTACATGCTCGAAGTGCGCGGTGCTGTACCAGGAGGCGTTGTCCTGCGCCGGGTCGGCGCCGCCGATCAGCACCGCGAGGTCGCGGAAGTCGCCGAAGCTCCGGACCGGGATGCTGGCGCCGCGCCAGTCCTGCACCGACTTCATCCCGGCCTCAAGGTCGAGGCAGACGGTCTCCGCTTCGGGCAGCGTCTTCAAGAGCGTCGTCTTGCCGATGCCGGGCGGACCGAAGATCGCGAACGAGGTCTTGTTCGCGGCCGCCGACAGGCGTTCGTCGGCGCTGATGATGCGAAGGGCCATGCGGACTCCCCGTGATGGCGGTGGAAGGGAACGGACGAGCGGCGGGATTGACCGGGCGCCGAAGGGGAACCTGCCCGACCTCGCGGCGCGGGCTGCCCGCCGCCCGTCCTCAGCGCTCCGTGCGGAGCGTCAGCCGGAAGGTCGGCTTGCCGGGCTTCACCGTGCGTGCCGCCTCGAAGCCCTCGCGGATCGACGCCGGCCACGCCGCGTATTTCCGCTCGGACACCCGGAAGCTCGTCTCGACGTACTCGGCGGGGTCGTCGCCGGCGGCGCGGATACGGGCGACCATGCCGCCAAGCGCCGGCTGGTCCCACTCGACCTTCTTCGGCAGGTCGGCGACCACGGTGACCTCGCCGTCGTCGAGCCGCACGGTGCCGGTGTCCTTTCCTTCGGCCCGGCGCGCGGCCGCGGCGCGGTCGGCGTAGCGGAGGCCGATGGCGCCGTTCAGCCAGTCGGCCAGCTGCCGACCGCGCCGCGGCCGCGCGCCG